CGCGTCTATTATGGCTCAGATTTAACCATATCACACCCATTGGTTAAACGACTTGGGATTGATGCAATACTCTCAGGTTGGGATAAAATATTTGATGCTAATAAGGACAAATTTATAGTGGATTTTATTAATCTGGAAAAAGCTAACCGTTCCAAAGTAGGTCCAAGGAGTATATCCGTACCTTGGTCGGAAAGGAAGCATAGTTTAGAAGCTTACTTTTCAGCTGATAAAAGAACAGCTTCAAGTCCTTCAGATCTTCAAGGGGTTGCTCAACTACAGCCTCGGCTCAGACCGATAACAGCAAGTGCTGCTGTAAGGTTCCTTAAGAGCTCAACATCTTCAGGTTTGCCATTCTTAGTGAAGAAAGGCGAGATTAAAGACCAATTAGTTAACGAATATAACTACCTCCTAAAGCGTCGAGATTGTTGTGTTCTGTTAACGAGAACGCAGGAAGGTGGAAAAACACGTGATGTTTGGGGTTATCCTGCCGCAGATACTCTCAGAGAGATGTGTTTCTTCCAGCCGTTTCTTTCGTTTGAAAAGGGACTGCCATGGAGATCTGCACTTGTATCACCAGATGCAGTTGATCTACAGATTGATAAATTAATCAATGATGCTATTAAGGACAATAGATCACTCGTTTGTATTGATTTTCCTCAATACGACGCTTCATTGAAACCCAAAATGCAGGCCGCTGCATTCTCATGGATTAAGAGTTCTTTCCAACGTCAACATCACCAAGAGATAGACGAACTATCCCATAGATTTGCCAACATTGGAATAGTTACACCTGATGGTGTAAAGAACGGTGAACATGGTGTTCCCAGCGGTTCTACTTTTACGAATACAGTAGATAGCGCAGTACAACATTTGATATCTAAAGATCTTGGTATATTAGATAGTGAAAAGCAGATTCAGGGTGATGACGGAGTTTACTTAGTTGACTCTGAAGAAGCGTTGTACAATCATTTCTCGAAATATGGATTAGATGTCAATCCTGGGAAATGTTATGTGTCTAAGCGTAATGCCATATAT